GTCTGCCGCCGCCACTGTGGATGCAATCGCACGCTTGGCATCAGGCGTAGCAGCCTGCTGCATGACGGTAGCATACTCGGCGTCTGTCAGCCAGCGCATGGGTTGGAAGAACAGCTTGGGGGCTTCAGCCTTGGTGTCAAAGCGCATGCGGGTCACAACCGCCTCGGGGTTCACCGGAGGGTTCTGGTTTGCCAAGAACCGTGCGTAGGCTTGCAGGGGGCGCTTGTCGCCTTCATCCTTACCAAAGATGGACGTTGCTGGCAGCGTGAGTTGCAGCACATCACCATCGGGCGCATCCTCCAGCACCACAGCCAGACGTTGTTGGTAGCGGCACGCACGGCTGTTGCCGTTGCCAGAGCCAGCGATGTTCTGGGGGCAACCCATGCAACTGTCGGACTGCTTGTTAGTCACACCCGCATCAGGCGTTTCGCCATCTGTGGAAGAACAGTCAGGAGGCGCAATCTTGTCGCTGTCGTACGCTGCTGCATAGAAAATGCGGCTGACCTTGGGGGCCGCTAGTACGATCACGATATCAAGGTGGCGCTCCTCAATGTTGGCAACCTCTTTGCCGCCAGCCATCAAACGAAACACACCACCTTTTGTGCTGATGCGCTTCATGTTGTTACCTGCACCACCCGACAAGGCTCTGGCAGTTTCGGAAAGCTGCCCTGCGCGAACGTGAGCGGGGGCAGTCTTAGAGTTAAAAAGCATAATTTCCATTGAGGTTCCTGTTAAGTTGGTTTGCGTACGCTTACGTCATACTCAGACGATGAGTTGAGTCCCGGAGGTACGAGTCCGGGGTTTTCTGTCAAGAATTGCGCCATGTTGCTCTGTGCGATCCGCTTCTCCAGCAAGTCAACGGCTTCGTTCTCGATGATGAATCGTTTGAACGAGTCCCAATCCTGCGTGTTGTAGCGGGTCTTCACGGAGAGTATGACCGTGCCCTCTGCTGTTTTCACAGATGTGACGCCCAGCGCCTTCATCTGGTCTTTCATGGCGTTCTTCACGCCCTCCTGCTGTTCCTTGATGGTCTCAATTTGAGTGTCGTACTCTTTCGTCAAGACCTCCATTGCGGAACGCATCTTACGGTAGATTTTGGCAAGCCGATCAAGCGGCAGCACCTCAATCACTTCTGTTTCCATTTGCTTCTCCATGTAGTTTTGTCAAGGGTTGGACAGTGTAGTAGTTTTTTTTACATTTGCAACCCCCTTCCTGTTTTAATTTCAATGTCGAACAGCTTGGTTAGTAGGGAGTGGTCGCTCACTTTTTCTCCAAGGGCTTTAAACATGCGTCTTTCTATGGGCGATCCCTGAATGTGCACCACCGTAACTTTGTCTGAGTCCTGCCCCTTGCGGTCGGCTCGGGCAATGCACTGCGTGTACTGCTCCACAGACATCAGGGGGCCGTAGAACACCACCGTGTCGGCGGCGGTCAGTGTGATGCCATGTGCGGATGCTGCTGGCTGCATCACCAACACCCTTGGTTCAGGCTCGTTTTGGAAGCGCCTGATGATGTCTCCCCGTTTGATGGGCGGTACATCGCCGTGGATCATTTCGGTTGCTATGTGCCGCTTCAACAGGTGTGCGTGTATCGCTGAGATGGTGCTACGAAACAAGGCAAAGATGATGACCTTGCGCTGTGTCTCTCCTAGTATTTCCTCCAGCACAGCAAGGCGCGGAGATGAGTCGAACTCCACCACTTCCTTTGTGTCTGTGTACGCAGCCCCACAACTGATCTGCAACAGCTTGCTCACACCCGCAGCAGCGTTCACAGCCGTGATGGTCTCCCCTGCGGCTTGCACCAGCATCTGTTCCTTGAGCATCACGTAGTACTTGTTTTGCTGTGGAGTCAGCGGCACTTCGCGCACCATTGTGATGACAGGCGGCAGGTCAAGGCACTGTGCTTTGGTGAAGCGTATCGCAGGCTGCAAGGCCGCAAACACAGACTCAGGCGCACTTGGTTTGGGAGCCCATTTGAACATCGTGATTTTGTTCATCACCTGATCCCGCCATGCTGTGTAGAACTTCGGCACACCGTTGGGGTTAACAAACTTGGCAAGCCCGTATGCATCTACGGGAGACTGTGCAGCGGGTGTGCCGGTCATCATCCACAGGTGTGTGTCCGGTGTGACAACTTTCTGCAACGACTTCCACCTTTTGGTAGTGGGCATCTTGTAGGCGTTGGCCTCATCCGCAATCACCAAATCAAACCGCCCATCGTTACGCACTTCGTCCGCAATCAGGTTCAACCCATCGTAGTTGGTGATGACAAACTCGTAGTTCTGCTGCACCATCTCAATGCGCCGACTAGCTTGAGCATGGTGGGCGACTATGGCAGAACGATGGATGATGCTGCTGGTCATGTCCGACAACCACGCGCTGTGCATGATGGACAGGGGGCACAGTATCAAACACCTTCGCACCACGCCCTGCGACATCAAGTAGTCTGCGGCCCACAGCGCACTCAAGGTCTTGCCTGTACCCGGCTCACTAAAACAAAACGCCTTGCGGTTCATGGTCAGGAACCCCGCTGTCTCAATCTGGTGCGCCATCGGTATGTAACGTCCGGGCCAGTGATAGCGCTTGGTTATGGGCGAGGGTACATCTTTGACGCCTAAGTTTCTAAGCACCTTTGCTTCTTCCAGCCCCCAGTAAACTGCTACCGAGGCCGACCCGTCTTCGTGCTGCTCAACGACTTGACTCTTGGGGATGATGCCGTATTTACCGGGGTCACGAGTTCGTAGTAGCAGTGCTTTGTTTTCTATGATTTCCATTGCTTCTCCGTGTTATTTGTTATCGCTTTGATTTGCTTTGGGGCTACGCAGTCGGGTGTTGCCCGGTGTTGATTTGCCCCCCTTGCGTATCGGTGTGATGTGATCAATGTCTTTTCCACTTCGATCAACGCCTTTGGCATCGTATGCTTGGCGTGCCTTCTGTCGTTCAAGAAAGTCTTTTGTCTCTCCGCTTTTCTTTTGCAGAGCATATGCGTGTTTGTAGTCACGCTTGCCGTTAACTTGTGTCATGTTCACACCTCTTTAAATTTGATGTTGAAAAAATAGTTTGGCGAACCACCTATTTGCTTGGCACGGTAGCCGCTCTCAAGCATTGCCTGTACCATTGAATGGTTGGTGATGTAGCTACTCGCATATCTTTCGGCCAGATGTTTTAAGCCGTAGCTTGTGATGCGCCTGTTCAATGTTTTACGAATGTGTGCATGACTTGCGATCCATAACTTAGCGTTTTTAACTTGCTCGGGGTGTGTGTCAAGCATATTTTTCTCCTAGTGCTTGGGGTTAAATTCACAACTCTTCACTGCACACCACCCGCATAGTGGTGTTTGTTTGGGGTTCCACACGCCACTGTCAATGCATGCGGAAATGCGTGCTGAACGCTCACGATAGCGCTGCCACTCATCTTTGGTTTCATCGACCGACATGTTGTGCTTAACCATGTCGTTCTTAACAACAAACAGCAAGGCCGACCTAACTTGTCTGATGTGGGGGAAGTGGGCAAACACCAGCAGTGACATCAGCACAAGCTGCTCTCTGTCAGGGTATCTGTTGTTGCCCGTCTTGTAGTCCACCACCCACGCTGTCAGGTTCTCATCATCAATGATGAGCAAGTCCGCTATGCCGCGCACCCACACATCAGGCGCGTCCCACGCACAGGTACGCAGCTTTTCTGTCAGCGCCATCTTGTGCTCCGTCAGCTTGCGTCCGGGCTTCTTGTCGAGCACATCTAGAACGTCCTTAACAAAGGCAAACCGAGATGGCAGTACCACCCCATCAGCAAGGTAGTCTTCTGCCGCTTTGTGCAAGTCCGTGCCGTATCGCGTTGCGTCTGTTTCTTCAAACTTGTATTTTTTAAGAACTTTGATTTCGTGATACCTACGGGCACATCCCTCAAAGTCTTTGAGGGATGAGTGGCTCCATACTACCTTGGTCATTTAGAACCTCGCTGAGTTGATTGCTTTGGTTAGACGGGCGGCAAACGCACCAACGAATGTCTCGTTGCGGTACAGCTTGCTGTCCATGTCATGCAGTATGGCGTGCACCACTTCGTGCCAGAACGTGTCAGCAACTTCTTCCTGTTTGAAACTTTTGCCTGTCCTGCTGCTACACAAGCCAACACGGATGTGCTGGTTTGGGGGGTAGTCGATCTCCCCCATGTGCCCTGTTGTAGGCATCTTCTCGACAACTTCGATGGTGTACCATCGTCGACCTATCTTGATTTTCTTTGGTATCTTCAATGTGATTACCCTTTGGCTAGTCCATACCTACGGTGTGCGCCACCGTCAGCGTTCAGTGGAATCCCCGGCAGATACCGTGGCTCCATAGTCATTTGCTCCAAGACCCAAGTCTTAGCTTCTTCAACCTCCGCATCCGGTACAACGGCGATCAACTCATCGTGTACTGTGCCTTTGACGGGGTATCTCTTTGCTACGCGGAGCATCCCGTCTGTCATCACGCATCTTGCTACGCCCTGCGTGACGTTGTTCGTTATCTTGCCAGCGTATATCTTACTCGCATCTAGGCCGTACGTCCACTGCAACTTTCCCTCCTCGTCCTTTCCTCGCCGCAAGTTGGGGTACAGCAAGTACATCCCACTGGGCAGTTTTATCCGCCCCTTGCTAAAGGTCAGGCACTTGTGCGTGTACTCCTCACCGCTAAGTAGGCTGCGGTGTATCAGTTCCCCGCACAGGTTCCAGAATTTCACAACCGGCGCGGCGGTCTTGCGGTAGTTGTCAATGATTGCTTTGGCTGCAACACAATGTATCAGCAACTCTGGCTCTGTACAGGTGTGCGGCACTGCTTGCATCTTCTCTAGGTTGTCCTCCCACTCAACAAACGCCTCTACGGATGTCTTTGTCACTCCCAACTGCTTGGCAACCTCCTTGGTGTAGCGCACAGGTGGTGCACCGAGGAACCCAACGAGTAGTTGTGCAGCAAAGCTGGCCCAACCCAGCCCGTACCCTGCACCCAACAGCGCTGACTTGGCTGACTGCCTCAAGTCAGGGTGGCTCTCCTTGGTCAAGCCGGGGATGTTGAACATCTGTGCACCGAAGGCAGCATACGGATCACCCCCGGCTTCGAATATGTCCAGCAAAGCCTTGTAGTCAGCCAGCCATGCCAGCACCCGTGGCTCAATCTGAGACAGGTCACCCACCACCAACTGATGTCCCTCCGGGGCCATGACTGATCTACGCAGGAAGCTCCCCCGCTTGAGGTTCTGCATGTTGATGGCGCTCCCCCTTGCGGCTGTCCAGCGTCCCGTTGAGGCTCCGTAGTAGGACAGTGGCACAGGCAGCGTGCCCCGTGTGCTGATCTCAAGGAACCGCTGTGCCCGTGTGCGTTCCGTTGTGGACTTCACCTTCAGCCTAGCCTCACACAGCAGCGCCACCTCTTCGTTGTCTCCGTTGAGCATGGCTTGGAACAGCGCGTCTGTCTTAGCCAGCGCCAAGGTCTGCTCACCCGTGGTCTTGCTCGTCTTGTATGGTGTGGGCACACCCAGCGCATTCAGTACGGCGGCGAACTGTGGGTTGGATGCCAACTGAGACTCGTTGATCTTGAGCCGCAGCAGCAATGCCTCCCGCTGTTCCTTCTCATCCAGCAGTGCGTCTGCCAGCATGTCCGGGTCAAGCACCAGCGTGGGGTCAGTGAACATCTGCATGGTCATGTCGATGAGCCTGAGTTCTTTGGTGGGGTAGTCAGCGACAAGGCGTGTAAATATCTCCTCGCACAGATACACATCGTGCTTGCAGTAGGCGGCAAGTTCAGCCTCAATCTCCGGGCTGATGTCCGCAAGCCCGTCTGTGGAATACACCGCATTGCCTTTGGGGGGAAGCCCGAAGTGCTCCGCAAGTTTGGCTAGGGAGTTGCCAACCTCCACGCCACGTAGCGCACGGCCCATCGACAGTGAGTCAAAGATAAAGCAGGGGCGTGCCCCGTACACCCATGAGAGGACGGCAATATCGAACTGTGCGTTGTGGGCAAGCACGGCGGTCTTTGTCCAATCGTACATGCCAAATATCTTGGGGAGTTCCTCGTGGGTGTACCACTGGATGGGCGTGCTGCTGCCGTACTCATGGATGCATGCGCCAAACGCCTTGAACTTGTTGTTGCGAATGTACTCCTCGGTTGTCATCTTGGAGAGGGTGTAGTCGGCCTTGTCCCATCGGGTTTCAAAGTCGATGGTCAGGATGGTGTCGTATGGTTGGCTCAATGTATGTCCTTTGGTTGATTGTTGCTGCCTAGGCTGTCTGCCAAAATACCGGCGGCGTCTCTGCAAAGCAGGTGTGCTTCTAACTCTGTATTGTTCATTGACACAATTGAAAGTTTGCCGTTGTTGTAGGTCAGCACTACGGCGCAGTTTGGGTCAGGGCCGTAGCACCGGGTTAGCACAAGTATGAGTTCTGCCAAATGTATTTTTTCTTCCATTGACAATCGCTCAATTCGTTCTTCCATCTCGCTCTCCATGTCGAGCATGCGTTTAACTAAGTCCATATCGTTGTCCTTTGTTTGATGTCTGTAATGATTCCCTGCAATGTGTGCAGGGAAGTCTCGTTGATAACCACAGCGCTACCTCCTGCCTTGTGGATGGCTATCAATTCTCTGTCTTGCAGGGCTGTTGTTTTTCCTTTGCCTGCCTTGCACTCAATCGCAAGGAAGCACCCGTTGACGCAGCACACGATGTCGGGTATCCCTGCGCGTCCGTATCCGTTGGCTGCTGGCATGAAGTAGTACACCTCATGGGCATCCAACATCTTCTTAATTTCGTTTTTAACTCTTGCTTCAGGCGTCATGTGCAGTACCTTTTATTAGCCTGCGGTACGCTTCGATGGCGTCTTTTTTATCCAGCGTCAACTGCTCAATCGTTTCTTGCTGCTGTTGCATCTTGATGTAAACATCCCGCGCAAACTGATCTAGCGTTGCCCTGTCCCAAGTGCTGAATGTGGGTATGCCGTTCACAGTAATGCCTCTGGTAGTTTTTTAAGTTTTTCCTTTTGTGCTGCTCGGTACATCTGCTCCAGCAGCTTCGGGTCTACTCGTTTGAACGGGTCGTAGAAGTTGATTGGCTTTTTCTTCCGTCTGGAAGATGTGGTCGTTGAAGCATTTCCGTTTTCTGATAACACTGTTGGTTTCCTTTCTTAGTCGTGAGTCTTTTACATCAGTCTGTGCATTGCAGATGGGGCATCTCAAGCGGTCTTCTCCTTGTTGTGTGTATATCCAAAATTTCTTTTAGCATGTGGTTACGTCCTCGCTCTTCGGCTCTCGTTTGCTCTTCGGAGCGTGCCCGTTCTTTTTCCCATTGCCTTTGTTTTGCCTCTATCTCCGCTTTCTTTGCTGCGGTTGTTACGTAGTACCCAAACAACTCCCGTAGCCTGACGTAACGTATTGGGTTCTTCATATAGCGTAGCGCCTTGGCTTCGATCTGCCTGATGCGTTCGGGTGTTACATCAAACGTCCTACCAACTTCTTCCAATGTGTAGTCTTGTGTCATACCAATCCCAAACCGCATTTGTAAAACTTTTATTGCTCTCGGGGTCAAAGTCTCCAACACCTCTTGAACCCCAGCGATCAATTCTTTCTTGTACAACTCTTCTATGGGATCAACATGCTCTCCCTCC